CAGAAATATTGTTTCAATCTATAGCGGCAGCGAGTAGAAAGACAGGGATTAACCCTAAGACTATAAGGGATAGCTTAAATCCTATAGCTAAGAAGAAGTTTAGCTATGAAAATAGGACTATAGTCTTCAGAATTAAGAAATAATTACCTTTGTAGTGGATGTCGCATATCCATTTAGAACTTATTGCCCTTGAGATGAACTACCAATGCGACTGGTAGGGATTCGATGGGGCTTTTTTATTTTATGGCACAATTTTATACAACCATTATTCATCCTGTTAGGAAGTCCTTACACCTATCATGCAATGAATATTGTGTACTTGACACGATTTTAAGGATGCAAAACAATGACTCACATTGGTGTTACATGAGTCGAGAAACGATGGCTGACGATTTAGATTTATCTAAGCAATCTATTTTAAACATCTTAAAGGGTTTAATTTCTAGGGGATTAGTAATTAAGCACGAAAAAACCTCACATCTAAGATGCTCAGGTGATTTTAAAAAAATGTTAGATGATTACAAAGAGTTTGGATACAACAATGACCACTTTACCATTGGTAAAGAATCTTTACCTGACCAGTCAAAAAAGTTTACCTCAAGTGGTAAAGAAAGTTTACCCAACAATACAATTAACAATAAAAGAACATTTATTATACCAACAGCATCTGAGGTTAGTAGTTATGGTAAAGAAATAGGATTCCAAATTGATGGTGAATATTTCTGTGACCATTACGAAGCTAGAGGATGGAAGTTAACATCTGGTATGATGAAAGATTGGAAGGCTACAGTAAGAACTTGGAAAAGGAATCAAGGTAAATTTAATAATACTAATCAGCAAATAAGTCAAAATACCAAAATATCACTCAAATGATAGAAGCTACTAACCTACCTAAAAACCTCGAACTAGAAAAGAATATACTTGGCTCATTATTAATAGATAAGAACGCCTTACCATTGGTAATAGGATTGCTTAACGAAGATGTTTTCTATGACCTTAAACACAAGAAGATATTTTCTACTATAAAATCAATGTTTGACAAGCATATTTCTATAGACATCACCACTATAGCCCAAAAACTACAAGGTGACAAAGCTATGGATGAAGTAGGTGGTGCTTACTATCTATCTAAGCTAACTGACAACATCGTACACACTAACCATCTTAACACTCATATTGAGATGGTAGTTGAGCTGTATAAGAAACGTCAAGCCTACCTAACCCTGATACAAAAATCTAGTGAGTTCCTACACCCTGATACTGAATCACTTGAGTCAATAAGTTCACTAATTAGTAAACTTTTGGGTTTACAAGAGTTTGGTAATATCTACGAACAGACTATAGATCAGATAGTTATGTCAGTAATAACCAAAAGAGACATGGCTAATAAAGGTGAGTTATTAGGGTTTGATACAGGATTTACCGATCTAAATACTACCATTGGTGGATGGTGTGCTCCTGACATGGTTGTGGTAGCTGCTAGACCAGGTGCAGGTAAGACTGCCTTCATGCTTTCTTCGGTTTATCACTTAGCTATCTTAAAAAACGTTTCTACGGCTATTTTTAGCCTCGAAATGAGCTCCGAACAGCTAGTTGAAAGGTTAGAGTCAATAACCTCACAAGTGCCCTTAAAACGGCTTAGAATGAATATTTTGAATGACTATGAAAAAGACGTAGTTATGAAGGCTGATGACAAGATAATCCAAGCACCTATCTACATAGACGATACTGGTGGGTTAAATATCAGTCAGTTAAGGGCTAAAGCTACCATTTTAAAGCAGAAATATGGCATTAAGGTGATTTTTATAGATTATCTACAGCTAATGTCAGGTCAAGGAAAGTCTAACCAAAATAGAGAGCAAGAGGTTAGCACAATAAGTAGAAACATAAAAGCGTTAGCTAAAGAACTAGAAGTTCCCATTATAGCCTTGTCTCAGTTAAGCAGAAGAGTGGAAGAAAGGGCTGATAAAATACCACAACTTTCTGACCTTAGAGAATCAGGATCAATCGAGCAAGATGCTGACATTGTAGTGATGCTTATGCGACCTGAATACTATGAGATGCAAGAGTCAGTAGAGATTAAGGGTAAGGAATACCATCCTAATGGGCTTGTTATATGCAAGGTAGAAAAGAATAGACATGGCATAACAACAAACATTCCTTTAAGATTTATAGGAGAAACTATAACCATACAAAACCATAACGAATAACTATGAAACAATTTGTAGATAGAGAAGTTCTTTTACAAGTTAAAAGAATTTACAGTCAAGATGAAGTAATTTCTGATTTGCACAGGCAACTTAGGGAAGCAAATTTTGAAATAGGAGTATTACAAAGTCAAATTGCTGAACTTGAAGATGAAAATAAAGTTCTTCGTAAAAATGGAGAAAGAAATAGACAAGATGAATATATAAAAAACTTAAAAATAGTAATAGAGCAAACATTAAAATCCAAGCAGAAATATAAAAGACTAAGTGAAGAATTAATGTATAAAAATGCAGATTTGAATTTTAAGCTAAATAACCATAACCAATAACTATGAAAACAGCAATGCAAGAGTTAGTTGATCATATTCAAATTAATGCTACAAAGTTTAGTTTGATGAATACTTATAACATTTTAAAGGAAATTGAACCTTATCTTGAAAAAGAAAAAAAGCAGATAATAGATGCTTACTATGGAGGTGTAAAACTATTGTCAGGCGATATAGAATCGGCAGCAAAACATTATTATTACCAAACTTATAACCAAAACAAATAACATGGAAGAGCAATACATCTTAATGAGAGATGCCGTCATTAAAATAAAGATGACTAGACAAGCTAACGACAAAGACTTAATGGATACTATAGAAAAAGTAAGTAACATAATACACAAATACGATGGAGAAACCGAATCCAGGAAACTACCGAAACAAAAGAAAGTTCGAAATAGACCTAGCAAAATATGAGGATGGTACATATAACGCATTAAGGCTATTTGCTAAGAATACTAAGATAATGGTCATCACAGACTTAAAAGCCTTACAAAGAGGTTATATATGGTTGGAGTATGAAAGGGATGGTAAGCCATCAGGTATAGCAGATATGAGAGTAGAGTTCTTTGCAATTAACTTAGATATTAGGCATAGAATATACTTTATGAGAGCAGATTTACTACGTCAAAAAGCTCGTAGATACTTTAAGATTAGTAAGCTAAAATACAAGGATAAAGTACGATTTGTGAAGATGCATATGACTGAGTTCATCCGTTACGATTAAATATATTAATAATATATTGTAATTTTGGTTCATGGCATACATGACAGCAAGTGGTTTAACCAAGATGATGCTAGAATATTTAAAGAGCAGAGGTAATGATGTTTGGAGGAATAATAATCTAGCAGTTAAGGGTAGATCATTCATAGGAAGGAAAGGAGTACCTGATGTGATTGGTTACTCTAAAAAGTATGGTCAGTTTATAGCTTGTGAAGTAAAAGCTATAGGTGATAGAATAAGCCCTGACCAGATGAGTTTCCTTACTAACTTAGCAATAGCAGGAGGTATTGCAATGATATGTCAGCAGGTTAGAGATGAATCAATAATTGTAAAAATATTTAATAACGATGGCGAAAGCAAAGACTACGAGTTCCAACAAGGTGAGCTTCGGCAAAAGGCGTGAAGGTAAAGCTCAAAAAAGAAGAGGACCTAAAGACAAAAATGTAAAAAAATATAACCGACAAGGGCGATGAAAAATACTTGTGCTAAAAGAAAATATAAATGCAAATGTGGTGCAATTACAGAGTGCTATGTTTGGCAAAGTGATTTAGAAAAGCATAACTTAAAATGTAATAAATGTAGCGAGTTAATAGGTTATGACCACATGATTAAAGAGGTTAAACCACAGTTAACATCAATTAGAACAGACACAAAAAACCGATAATATGGAAAATATAGAATTAGAAAACAAAGAACTAAAAGCACCTAAAGTAACTAAAAAGCAAAAAGAATTTGTTTCAGAGGAAACTATTGTTACTTTTGAGGAGATATTAAAAGACTATGCTATTGAATTAAAGTATAGACCTTTTATAAAGAAATTAGTTAACGAATACAGAAAGAATGGATAATTTAGATTCAGTAGTTTCATCAGTAATAGAGAAGTATAAAGATAGAGCAAACATAGGCTTTACTAAATACGGAACTAACTTAGATAGAAGCGACTTAAACACTAAGGATTGGGTTGAGCATTTACAACAAGAACTTATGGATGCAGTCCTTTACTTAGAGAAGCTAAAACAGGAACTAAAGAAAAGTATTTAATCATAAAACAAATAACATGGCAACAACAAAAAATGAAGATTTCTTAGGCAGATGCCAAACAATGAAATCAGCTTATGGTTCTTTTAAGAAAGTATCATTTGGACCAGATGACTTAAAGAAAATGAACGAATGGGCTAAAGACAACAAAGGTTGGGTTAACATCCTAATCAAGACTAAAAAGACAACGTCTCCAGATCAATCAGATTTCTATGTAACAATGGATACATGGAAACCAGATGGAGGTAATTACAAAAAAGACTTACCATTCTAGTATGAAGTTACTTATACAAATGTTTTTAAACATTGTAGCATTATTGATAGTGCTATATTTACCATTTGCTTTTATAGTAAATGAGTTTAATCCTTTAGAATGGAATATATACATCAGAGCATTATATGTGCTTAGTTATGTAGCTGTAATAACATTCGGATTAGAACAATACAAAAAGAAATAATTTGTGTTTTGTAGTTTATAGTTTAAAGTGAAAGGGTAGTAGAAATACTACCTTTTTTTATGCAATAAAAAAGCCCTATAGAAATAGGGCTCGTAATGCAATAAAAAATCAAATTCAAAGTCAAATAAGAAACTATGTGATGTAAAATTAATAAGCATATTTGATTCCACCAAATAAAAATGCTCCTTTTTTAAGGGAGCACTTTAACCATAATCCAACACAACATGAGAGCATCTTATTGACTACGATTGGTTTTATCGTAGAACTTAGTTAATACTGATCCGTAGAGAACGCTTTGTAGTCTATTTACAAAGCTATCCATAGACTCATCCAAATGGAAATAGTCCTCAGATTGCATATAGATGAAACACCTTTCAGCGTCTTCATCGTCAGGCACTACACTCTCAACTAAATGAACATTGATATACGAGTCTACTGGTTCGTAGCTTTCCTCGTACTCATAGCTGTCATCCTCCGTAAGTTGTGTTATGTGCATTAACATTTAGTACACTATTTTTAAGTACAGTTAGTCTTAGCTCCCTAATAATCAATTGCAATTTTGCTTCCAAATACTGCTTCTCTTTCATTAACTCGGCAATCTTAACATCTGCTTCTCTACTCATACAAATTTACGTTTTAATTATTTTAGATAAAAAAGTGCATACCTAATTGATTATCAATTAAATACGCACTCTAGTTTTTAGAACTACTGCCTTATTTCGTCTTGGGTAGTCTTATTATTTTACTACCTAAAGGCATCGGAACAAATATAGCAATTCTTCCACCATCTAAAACCACTCCACAACCTAATGTTGGTCGTTTGGGGAAAGGTTTAGAATACTCCATTGCGTAGGCATTAATATCGATTCCACAGCCTACATTCATACCGAATATCATGTCTTTATCTGAACTACTATATAGTACACCACCAAAGCTATGGATATGACCTATAACGGTAGATTGTCTAGCATCCCTTGCTCTATTGATGGCACCTGCCTGTCCTGAGCTACCTGTACCATGAGTGTATAGAACACCATCTATTTCCCATTCTAAAGCCCATTTCCAGCCTTTAGGAGCATCCCAAGCATCTTCATAGGATTTAATAAATCGGTTCGGTAATCCAGTCGTTTGAGCCTTACGCTTATGTAAAGCAGAATGGTTCCCTATGCAAACCTTTACGTTTGGGAACCTCTTATACCAGATGTTTAATTGCTTTTGTGCTTCTTCTGACTCTTTAGAAGCTGAATGTCCGTTAGGGTTGGACTCGTGATAGCTAATAGCGTGGTTGTCTACTTCGTCACCAATGTGTACTATTTCAGAACATTGGAACTTGTTAAAGACTTCGTAGCAGAATTGTAAGTACTGAGAGTGGCAAAATGGGAAATGTGTATCTCCTATGATGCCTACGTTTTTTTTGCTCATTATGTTGGTTGTTGGTTAGATTACTTATATGGTGCGTAAGCTGTTCTTCCGTTTGTTTTTAGTGCCCTTAACACTTGCTTCCTATTCTTTCCTGCATTATAAGAAACGTGAACCCAGTCAGGTTTATTGTTGTCACCGAACTCCCAGATCAATTGGTCAAACTCTAAATTGTCTTTAATGTAGTTAAAGATTTGAGCATTGTTCTTGCCACTCATGCCATCCATATCGATGTCAGCAGCCTTACCTTCACAATGTTGAGAACTTAATGATCCACCAATAAAGTGGTTTAAGTTCTTACTTCTATATCCTGAAGAGATGTTTAAAGGACCTTCGTTAAATATTCTCACAGGCTCAAGTACCTTCTCGCAAAGTACTTTAAGATTAGCCTGGTGCTCAGCAGTTGGTTCGTTAGAAACTCCATGTCTTTTTGCTGATTCACTTCTTGTAAACTCAGCTAAGTCAAAATGTGCAGATAAACGCATATTAATTATTTTTAAATTTACAATTATCAAAATGCCATTGGTGCATTTGTGATTTTCCTCCAATTAAGCCACAATGTGGGCATTCTGCCTTTATTTTTTTTACCCCTATTAAAGATTTTTTTAAATTTTTAACATGAGAGTCAGAAAACTTTTTATTTTTCCATGGACCAATTCTTCTAGAACCAGCAATTGATAATTTTTTTCTAGTTTCTTCACTAACAGGTGGCTTAGATTTTTGAGCCTTGCTCATATTTGATCTAGCTTCTTTTGTAAACTTAAAACCTAACATACCAGCACCGCCATTTGTTAAGTTTGCTAAAGTGCCAGTATTATTATCAATCCTTCCATATAATAAAATAAATTCCTTTTCTTTTTGCTTAGCCTCTTCCCATGTCAAATCGTCTATTATAATTTCTATATCAATTTCACATTTGCTATATACATTATTCCAGATTCTATTTCTATTTTTTGTACAGTATGCTCTATCATATGTTTGTTTAGAACCTATGCCTATATAAAATGGTTCATTTTTGTCAAGTCTTATATGTCTATATACAAAAGCCATTTTATATTATTTTAGCAAAGAAATATACTATGAGGGTAAGCCACATAATTGCTGCACCTAACAATATTCTCTTTTCGTAATTAGTCATTCTTTTTAAATATTTTCTCTACTGATGTTAAGCCTAAACAGCCAAACGCTAACAAAGCTACTGATTCTACT